TATCGTATACACAGGATATATGTTTTACATTTGTAAAGATTTGTACATCTTCGGAGATCCATCAAGTTCATATTCATCTTTATATGTTTGGTATTCTACTTGTTTCCAAAGATCTTTCACAGTATCAAATGGCACCCATTTGACAACTTTGTTTGTTTTTGGATATCTTATATATGCAATACCTACTTCTACTTTTTTCTTACTGTATTGGTTTACAGAAGTAGCTTTTTTATGCATTTCTTCTAATTTGTTATAATCTGATACTTTAATTTTATTTGTGCCTTTTACCTCAGCAAACAGTATGATTCCGGTTTTTGCCCATACAATGTAATCAGGTAATAAAAGTATTGGAGATATGATCCAAAAGTCATCTAAGAAATCTTCTTTGGCATCAGGACCTATCTTACGATACTTTACGCCCTGGGCATCTAGTCTCTCTCTGAATCTAAGATCTGCAGAATCTACAGAGGTTTCAAAGTTTCTCTCTTCAAAAGAATTAGTATGTTTGTCCATTAAATACCCTTATGAACTACCATCTTCTGCTATGTCATAACAAGTATCACACATAGGTCTATTGCCTGTGCCTATGTATGGCTCGTTCTCTGTAATTTCTATGTGTCCAACACCCCAACATCTAAATATATATATCATTCTCTCTCCTCCTAATTTATTGTAGTGGAAGGGGGCATTTTACCCCCTAGCAACCTCTTAAATTTACAACTAGTTGAGTTATAATTGTGGTTGTCGCCCACCATTTTGCAAGGCTGTAGATATTTATTGTATAAGCTAGCTTACTTACGACCAAGCTCTTTACTTGATCTCTAAATATACCTTGCAAACTTAAGGGCTAAAGTCTTCTTTGTATCCCCATAAAATACATAGTCATCATTATCTAAATAATTTCTTTGCTTTTACTTAGACTTTAACCCTAGTGGAGGTGGAGAGAATCGAACTCTCGTTCATTGAGTGAAATTAGGAAAAAAACCCTCAATGCTACTCCATGCACCCCCTACAACCCCAATTGCTGCTTGATCCAATCAGTCAGCGCCTGGGGACTGTTTGATCCTAACTCTTTTATTTTTTCAGCCTCCCAATCATAAAAGTAGTCAGCATCAACACCAAACTTGTACCTACCTAACTTAAATCTAACAATAGTTTCATCATCAGGCTCTGCTATATCCTCTTCAATATAAATCTTGCCCTCTAAATCATCTAAAAGGTTTTCTATATCTTCAAGCTGATAACCTGTACCTGCCAGATCCTCTGTATTTACTGCTACATCTTGTAGTAAATCTACTAGCTCTTCATTTTTCCAACCACCTACTTCAGTTAGTCTGTTAGATGCAATTAAATAAGCTTTTGCCTCATCATCTGATTCAAAATGTATACCTGCAATAACAGGAATCAACCAATTGCCTTCTTCATCTAACTTGATATTTGTCGGTGGTTTAGTGATATCTTCGCCCTCTAAAACTTTAAGTGTTTCAATTCGACCATGACCTGCTACTAATTTACCGGTAGTTTCGTTTCTTACAGGTGGCTCAGTAAATCCAAATCTTTTCATTGACATATAGATCTCTCCAATGTCGTGATCCTTAGGATTTACATCTGCCTCCTCTATCTCGTGTAACTTAACATATTCTAATTTCATTTAGAATGGTGCCTCGCCCTCAGAGTAATCTGTTCTTGCAACAGGATCTGGTGTTGCTTGAACTGTATCAGATCCGGAATTAAGTGTTACAGGACCAAATACTACAGAAATAGCTGCCTCATCAATAATAATCTTGTAAGTCTTTACAGTCTTACCCTCTTGATTTTCATAGCTACCCTGTTCTAATTTACCTTTGAGTATTACAGGCAAACTCTTTGTGCCTGCAGTAAAACAGTCAGCTAAATTATCAGCTAATCTATTTCTTTCGTTATTAAATGCAATAACATCAAACCAACCTGCATCTTTTTCTTTACCTTGGTAAACCTTTAGTCCACCTGTAAGATAAAAGTTGCCGGACTGTGCTTGTTTCATTTCGACATTACAAAGAGTCCCACTAATTGTAATATCATTCGGAAAAGCCACTTTCGACCTCCTTTTCTATCATTTGTGACAATTTGCTAGAGGCGTTTCCAAATCTTTCGAAATACGCCTCTTTGCCACCCTTACTCCACTCTTTTGAGTAATCAAAGTCCTCATAGACTTCGCTCTTACCCTCCAGAAATCTTTTTCTGCCTGATTCATACATAGCATGTGTAAAACTTTCATAGTTCATGCTTTGCAAATATTCTTGCATAGATATACCTCTCTCTTGTGGCAACTGTGGAACATCAGTAGATTCATATCTTTGAATTTCCATAGCAGTTGCATAAATATTACTTGGATTTGGTGGAAAGTCAGATCCACTTTTAAAAGACTGCTCTATTGCTCTCTCAACATAATATACATCTAAGGTCTTGAGTGAGTCGTATGCAGCAATTACTGTATCATTTTCCCAATTGAAATTAGGCCATTTTAAGTTCATAACATGAACACAATTTGCCCATTGATCCTTTGTCATATATCCTCCTAATCATCTGAATTTACCCATTGAGTCAATTCATAACTTCTGTGAGCAGAAGTCACTTGCTTTTTAGCTTGTTTACGATCTTTATCTGTTCTTGCTTGATCTAACTGTGGCCAATTGCCTGATAGTGCTTGTGGAGTTGGTCTGTCGCCATATGTAACAAAGTAATTAAAACCTCTGCGTTCAATTTCCTCCGGTGTAGCACCCTGTTGCGATAAAACTTTTACTGCTCTATTTATTCTGCTCCTGGCATCTGTTGTTATATCAGCTTTACATTCTGAATATGGTTTACCTAACCATACTTCTACAAGAGCTTGAAACAAAGCAGCTTTTTCTGCTTTTGTCTGAGGATTATTTTGTTCATCCTCTTTTACAGCTCTCTCTTTTCTTTTACGCTCTGTATTTTTATTTCTAGTTTCTAACAAAGCACCATGATACTCTTCCCAATCATGGATTTTTAAAGTTGTCTTTGTACGATCTAACCAACCACAATCAACTAGGTTGTCGATAAAAAAATCATTATCGCCATCATAATTACTTGCTTTGGCAATCATACTTTTATACCTTGTGAGATCTCCTGTGTCTGCATAAGATAAAGCCCACCACCATAAATAGTGTAAGTGACCTACTACTTGAGCAGGATGTAGACTAAGTTTCTCAGCTAAGAGATCAACTTTAGGATGTTGTGATAATGTTTCATCACTCTTGATCCAAGCCATTTTGTTCTCTCTCCTTTTCCCAATTTTCTAAAAGACCGGCTACAATCTTTTCCAAATCTGTGATTCGTGCCATCAGGATTCCATCTCCTGTTCCTGCTGGCATACATATCATAGCAAATGGTTTATCTTTTGTCGCCCCTTTAGTGTTATTTATTTTTGTAATAACTTCATTTTCGATTCTAAAAAAATGATTAGCAATTGAATTAATTTGCTTACCACTCTTTACTTCAAACTGTATAGCGCTGTTCCAAAGTTCCTCATCTAGATTTGATGCACCAAACTCACGATCTGGAACTCTTAAAAGTTTTCTAGCTCTCTCTTGTAACTTAAATCCTGATTGCTTTGCATCACTCATAATATAAAAAACCCATCGTTGTTTTGTCTCTTCGGTGTGTCTTGTAATACATCTAAAAGTTTTTTAATGTCTAAAATCATTGTGTCATCAAAATCTTTTTGATTCTTAAGTTGATCATCATCTGTTACTAAATCTTCATCATCTACCCATGCAATACTACATTCAGTACCATAAGCCCAATCCTTGTCAGATTGTAATAATGCCCTGTCGTGAAAAACTACTATAGGTATCACTGCCATTATTCTTCGTACTCCTCCCAATTTATAACAAAGCCTGTAACCACATTTTCAATATCTGATATTCTGAACATCACTAAGCCATCAGAAGTTCCATCAGGTTTTAAAACTCCAACAAAAGGTTTTTTACCACTACCAAATTCTGCTTGGTTTGCATTTGATTGTTCTTCCATTTTTAAAAATTTAGTCCATATAGTCTGTATTTGTTTACCTGCTTTTACTTCAAACCTTAATTCACCACGCCAATTCTCTTCATTACCCATATTGGAACGAAACCTGGCGTTAGGAACTCTTAATTGTTTACGAGCCTCGTTCTGTTTTCTCATACCTTTGTTTCGAGATCTACGACCACGCTTTTGTGCATCCGACCAATTACTTGTATCCTTTTTGTTCTTTTGCCCCATGCCAGATCCTTTACCCTCTTCTTCAGCTTTACGCCTTTTCCAATCAGAGTAAGTTTCATCATCTCTAATATCAAACTCTCTGTTGTTGACCTTTTTTATTTGCCCTGCCATTATTCCTCCTCTTCGCTAGGTTTGTAATTCTTAAGAGCTTGTAAGAAACTTGCATAAGCTTTTGTCCCTTCAACTTTTGGACTACCCATTTCCAACCAAATCATGTAAGCCCACTGTTTTGAGGCAGGATGTGTTATGTATTCAATAACATCTGATGGTGTTTGAAAGAAATGTAAGTGATTTAATAATCTAACAAATTCGATAAAGTTAGGCCAATCTCTCATTACACTCTCTACTCGTTCAAGCAACATACGATCCATCCAATCAGCTTGTTTCTTTTCGTAGATCCACTCTGCTTGTTTTAACAATTCGATTGTAATAATTCCTCTAAGTGGCTCCGGTAATCCTTTACCAAAATCTTCAAAGTTAGTAGGGCAGTCAGGTGCGCAATCTACAAATTCAGATGCTTTGCAGAATTCACATTTATCCTCATCTGATCTTTGAAACTCTCTAGCCATCAATGTCCTCAAACATATCATCTATTGTTTCAACTTTGTCTAAAACTTTTTCAAACCAACCAAATACATCTAATAATTTCATGTACTCTACTTCATCATCTTCATCATGTAAAAAACCAAACATAGCCATATAATCTGAGTGACTTTTACATTCTTTAGCTGCATCATAAATATGCTCATCTGAAAACTCTAAAAACTCAACTTCATGATTTTCATTAATAAATTTATCCTCACAAAATCTTTGATACCAATCTTGAGTGTCAAAATTGAAAACCATTTGACCTAATAATTTTTTAAGATCCTGAAACCTTTGTCTTGCAAAATCTACAACTAATTCATCATCAAATCTCATGTCATCATCCATTGGATTGTATGACTCATCATCCTCATCAAAAGATTCCCAAGGATTGTACATTATTCCTCCTCCATAGCAACCCATAAAGGCTGTCTTTTCTTTTCTCTACTATAAACATACAGATCAATATAGAAATTAAAACGATCTGATAGTCCTTGTTTTACTTTTTTTAAAATTTTATTCACTTCTGTCTCTCCAACATTTATTACACGCAACTGTTTCAGATGAGTCTAGCACTGTCCCACAAAATAAACATAGACTTTTAGTAGGTTTTTGACTGATTACCCCTTTATCAATCTTCTCTTGCCACCAAGCATCTGATCCGATTATTACTTTTCCGTAAGACATAACCTAGTTTACCAAAATTACACTAGGTTTTTTTCATTACTTAGACTCTTTTTGCCACAGTCTTTGCCACTTATCTTCATCACCCCAACACCACTTACTACTGTTCCAATCACTCCACCGAGTTCTTCCATAAATGTCCTCGGCTAAAATTGATGCCATCATTATGTTGTAGTATGCAGATAGCTGAACTTTGACTTGTGAAAAGCCCATACTTGATCTGGATACTTTTTCGGAAGTGTATGGTCTATCTTGATATAAGATAATCCAATCATTCCACATAGGTAAGTCATATTCCTCTGCAACCCAATTCCAAGTCCATGACACAAATTGCATAACGCCACTGTCATAATTACCCTCGGCAGTTCTAACAGCGTTTTCTCTGCCCCTTGACTCACACCAACCAATTCTTACTGCTGTTGGTATGTTTTCTTTATCAAAGTGTTCTACATAAAACTCTGCATATTGATGCATGGTCTTAGGAACATGATCATCACATTTCATGTATTGATCTATTATGTTTGACTCATCTACTCCCATGGGAAGTACACTTGCCAAAAATATCATGCATTCAGCTATCACTTAGTAATCCATATCTGCATTGTCCTGCCTCGATACTAAGTATAGTGCAGTCTTCCGGAATCATACTGTCATCATGTTCATCACAAACATATCCACCACAAAAGAAAATCCAATCATGATCTTCTCTATGTTGACAGTCTCCAGGTATTGCAGTTGGATCTAGATCCTCACAATATATTTGGTTAAAGTTAGCCCAATAGTAATGATTGGTATAGGTAGGATGAGTACCCCACCCAAAGTTCATTCCAAGTGCAATAATTACAGCCCACATTATTGTCTTCTTTCGCCTTCAGCAAGATTAACTGCCCACTTTGGTGCAGTACTATTATTTGCATCTATCACTTGAAGTTTAGGATCTTTGTCCCATTCTTTAAATGTAAATGTATCTCTTGCAAGTTGTTTGTCCATACCTTTTTTGTTTGCTACTGCATCTAGTCCTCTTAACTTAGGAACAAAGTTAGTTCCAACTATTGCAACTAAGTTATCTAATGATTCATCAGATAACTCTTTGTTAGTAGCCCAATGTAATAACATACGAACATCTTGTGTAGAAGTTTTATAACCTTTAGTAAAATTAAAAACTTTACCACTTATCTTGATTGCTCCTTTTTCTTCGACATCATTAGCGATCTTGACATCGACAAATTTATTTATGTTACCGGTACTTGATTTAGCCTCAAGGGAAATGCCACGAGCAACAAAGAGTTCTGTAGGCTCTTCAATCGCTTGAAGTTCGGTATTGCTTAAGTCCTCTTCGCCACTCTTGGCAATCTCCCAAATTAAATCTCTCATATTTTTACCTTGCCTTGTATATATGCATCCATCATTAATTTATCTATATCTTTCGAAATACTTGTTGGTAATTCTCCAAAGACTAATTTTGTTCTGAGCTTTTGCTCTATCTTAGTTTCAACTTGTTCTAGTTCTTTAACTCTTTTCCTAAGTTGTCTAACTTCCTCAGCCCATCTTTGTCTTTTATTAAATTCAACTTCATATTTGTATTTCAACCAAACATAATGACTTATTATGGTACTTCTGCCAACTGATCCTGTAATCCAACTCATAATAGTTTTATCTCCTACAGGTGTTGCAGCTGTTTGCCTGCTATTAATTACAGACTTATGCTTTGGAAACCTGTGAATTGGATGTTTAGGCTCTTTAAATTTAAAAGCTCTAGGTTTCATGATTGATCACTAAAGAGTTCATCTTCAACTTTTACATTTACAATTGTAAAATCATATTTGTAATGTAGTCCTTTTAAACTCTCCTCAGCATATTTTCTAGCTACCTTTTCATCCGGAGCTATGATCTGGATCTTACCCTCAAGTTCGAATATATATTTATTCATCAGAGTAATCCTTAGTCTTTACTGTATATTGAATGTCAAAAGCTTTTACGCCATCTTTTTTCAATTTACGATCAATATGTTGTAAAGCCATTTTTCTGCCATCATGATCGTTATGTTCCCACTCTTCTGCAAACTCCTCAATAATAATTGAGTCAGCAATAGTGAAATGAACAGTGTGTGTTCTTTGCATATTTGTCCTCTCTTGTACTTCTTAATTGTCTGTACATTAAATTGTAATTGGAAGTTGCCAATCTCCCATAACATAACTATAGTGGATAATACATATTACGCAAGAATAAAGGAGAGAATATGAAATCGAATCCTTGGTCAATCGAGGAGTCACCGGTAGGTGTGCATGAAATTGCAGATCTACTTGGATGTTCACGACAATCAGTAAGTTCTTGGCAGGTGAGGAAACAATTTCCTGAGCCTGATGGAACTGTAGGTGGTGGCAAAGTTAGATTATGGAAAAGAGAAACTGTAATCAAATGGGCTAACGCTACAGGTCGTAACAAGAATGGAGCGATATAAAAAGTGTCAGTGCAAGATACTAATCTTGAATGGGCAGAAAACATGGATGTTGTCTTTGGCAAAAATGGTTGGAGACAAATTCCACATTATAAAATAGGAGAATCGAGAGAGATGAAATCAGAACAAATAAATCCTGAGGATGTTGAAGTGGTTGTAGTCGATGAGCCAGATCTGGCTGAAATCGAAGTTGCACCGAGTGTGGAACTAGCAACAAATATCTTTGGAACTACAAATCCAAAAGACTTTGTAGCCAAATCACAAGAATATGCCTCAGCATTAGTAGAAGTAGTAGAGAATCAAAATCTATTTGCTTTGATCCAAGGCAAGAAGTATGTAACTTTTGAAGGTTGGCAATTCTTAGGATCAATGTTACCTACTGCTATAACTCCACAAACAGAGTGGACTGTAGAAGTAAAAGATGAGAACACAGGAGAGGTATTAGGCTTTAAGACTCGTGTTGTTGCCAAAGATGTAAATGGTAATGAGCGTGGGGCAGCCGAATCAGTCTGCATGTATTCCGAGAAAAATTGGAGAGGCAAAGATGCAAATCATCTTATGTCTATGGCGCAAACTCGTGCTAGCTCCAAAGCATTAAGAATGGCATTATCATCTATTGTTAAGTTGGCAGGATTTGAGCCAACACCAAAAGAGGAAATGGATGGTATCAATGCAGAAAACAGTTTCAATTCAAATAAAAAAGAATTTAAGAAAACTATTCCAAATCCGGAGACAACTTCAGATACAGGCGAGAGACAAGCTACAGATAAGCAAGTCGCATTCCTAAAAAAATTAGTTATGCAAAAACCTGATCATGAAGTATCCCAGGATCCAAAAGTAATTGATGGATTGGCTAATGGTAATTTACCTTTTGAATTAGCAAAAGTTTCAATTGATCAGTTATTGAACACTTAAATAGTAAACTACAGTAGATGGCTTATATACCTGAACTTAAACTTGGGACAGAGGATACACTCGAAAGAGATAGAGATCTTAGAGTGCTTAGTTTAGGTGCAGGTGTACAGTCATCTACTGTTTTGTTTAAAATGTTACATGGCGAGATAGAGCCACCTGATGTAATAATATTTTCGGACACAGGCAACGAGCCTCAACAAGTGTACGAATGGTTAGATTATTTAAAAACACACATAGATAAATCCGGTATTCCTTTTCATATTGTCAGAAATGAACAAAACCTGGGCAATATAGTCAAAGATTTTCAGGCTGAATCAGGTAGGCATTCACTATTACCTTTACATATAAGAAGAAATGATGATACCTTAGGTTTGGCTATGAGGACATGTACCTCAGAATATAAAATAAAACCTTTACAAAAGTGGTTACGAGATTACTTTGATGTAACTTACTTGAGATCTAAACACATAGAAATGGTTATGGGCATATCTTTTGATGAATTACAGAGAGTAAAGCAAGCACCAATAAAATGGCAAGTAAATTGTTATCCATTAGTAGAAAATGAAATAACAAGACAACAATGCAAAGATTGGATGAAAGATCAAGGATATCCACCTCCACCAAGATCAGCTTGTATTATATGTCCTTTTCATGATGCTGAAGAGTGGCTACACATCAAAAATACAAGCCCTGAAGAATTTGAACAAGCAATTGAATTTGATGAGTGGTTAAGATCCCCAAATTCTACAAGTGTTGGTTTAGATAAATTTAAAGAAATTAATACAGAATCTAATGCTTACCTTTATAGAGGTCGTGTACCTCTCAAATCTGTAGATCTGGAGGCAGCGGTAAAAGAAAAACACGATCATGCTTGGACACTTTTTGATGATGAGTGCGAAGGCATGTGTGGTGTATGAGATTATCTCTTAAAGAAACAGATAGGGATTTAGATTTAAAAGTATTATCGCTTGGTGCAGGAGTTCAAAGCTCTACTGTTTTACTAAAAATGTTAAACGATGAAATACCTAAAGCAGATATAGCTATCTTTGCTGATACCGGTAATGAGCCAAAAGCAGTCTACGAATACTTGGAATATCTTAAGAAATTATCTATAAACAAAATTCCTATTTATACAGCACATAAATCAAATATTGTAAAAGATGCACTGTCAGAAGAATCTAAAGGAACAAACAAAGGATTCTTGACTATGCCTGTTTATGGAAGAAAACCTGATGGTAAAAAGACTATGGGAAGAAGACAATGCACAAGTGACTATAAAATTAGGCCAATACATAAAAAAATTAGAGAAGTTATGGGCATAAAGAGTTTAAAAGGTAGAGTTATAGAAATATCTATGGGAATAAGCACAGATGAAATACAAAGAGCCAAACGCCCAACATTTCAATGGGCAATAAATTATTATCCTTTACTTGAATTAGATATGAGCAGAGATGATTGTAAACAATATGTAAAACAAAATAAAACTAAACAACCACCCAGATCAGCGTGTATAGTATGTCCTTATCATTCAAACGAAGAGTGGTCTGATATGAAAGAAAATTATCCTGAAGAATTTAATGAAGCAGTAGCCTTTGATCGTGCAATCAGAGATATTGACAGTAGTGGAGTTAAAAATTATTTACATAGTAGCTTAATACCTTTAGAAGATGTAAACTTTAAAGATAAGGTAGATATCTATAGTGGAAGTCTATTTGATGATGAATGTGAGGGAATGTGTGGTGTTTAAAAGATTTTTAGAGTGGGAACAAAAAGTATTCTCTGCTCCCTACAATTGGCTAATTAAAAAAGGCATTATCGCTGTTTTAGAAATTTCTGAAAAGATTTACTTAACTTTTGAAGACTTGTATGATTCTAAATACAATGAAGAATACAGAGGCAATCCTAATTTTCCTGGAGATGACTAATGTTTTGTGAAGATTATGGATGGGATGATTTAGATGAGGAGTTATGAAAATACTTAATTTATATGCAGGCATTGGGGGAAATAGAAAATATTGGGGATCTGAACACGAAATTACTGCTGTAGAACTTGATCCAAATATTGCAAAGATATATCAAGATTTATATCCACAAGATGAGATGGTAGTAGGAGATGCACATCAATATTTACTAGAAAACTTTAAAGATTATGATTTTATATGGAGCAGTCCTCCATGTCCAACACATAGTAGAATGGTTTTTTTGCTAAATCAAAAGGAAACATATCAACTTAAATATCCTGATATGAGTTTGTATCAAGAAATAATCATATTACAAAAGCTTTTTAAAGGTTTTTATGTAGTTGAGAATGTAATTAGCTATTATGATCCACTAATTGAGCCACAAAGGTCAGGGAATCATTATTTTTGGGCTAATTTTCTCATTCCTATACTAGATGACACTGATCGGAAGAAGGTCAGGAACGATAAAGGCTACACACTTGCAAAAAAGATGGAAGATAAAGGTATTTTTATTGAAAATTTTTATGATTACAAAGGAGATAAAAGGACTCTCCTGAATAATGCAATTGAGCCTGAATTAGGCGAATTGATCCTCAAATCTTTACAAATGTAAAACATATATCCTGTGTATACGATAAGAAGCCCCCAGATCTGGGGGCTTTTTATATAATTTCAGTTGCTGCTGTTTGTCCGAGAGAGAACATTCATATATATCATAACATGGGATTGAAAATGTCACTTAATGTTATAAAAAAAATATGGGATTGAAAATTTGCCTTAATATGGGATTGAAAATGAGTCATAAGGGAAAATGGGATTGAAAATGTCCTCTAATGTCCAAAAAAATAAACCAGATCTGGAGTTTACCGGTGGCGATAGAATAAAAAAAAGGCTCCAGGATCACCTAGAGCCTTTTTCCGACATGGAGGAAGTTCAAAACGCTTGAACTATCCAACCTTTAGGCACTACTGCCTTAGCCTCCAAATCGTAACCTTCAAAAGGTATTACAGAAGTCTGTTCTTGTAATTCTTCGATAGATTCCACGCTGTAATCATTTTTTAGATCCTCAAAATCGTTATATTCTGAGAAATCGCACCTGATCGCTATAGGATCCATCAATATATCTTGGCCTGATCCTTGGGAGATATCCTCCAGGTACCAATAAAGAGCGCTAGCGCCATCTCTACTAAAGCCATGATTTTCTTGTGCCATCGTATGCACAAAGCTTGATTCTTCTACAACATCAATAATTGCCATTTTTTCCTCCAATTTTATATTGTCTGTTATAACCATCATAACACTTTACCGGAGATATGCAAACAAAATAAAATAATATCTTGGATCTAAACTCGGATTGAAAATGCATCATAATTGGGATTGAAAATGCGCCATAATGCACAAAAAAATAAATAAAAATACAAAAATAAAAGGGAGCATAAGCTCCCTTCTACTCGTTCCTTCCAGATCTGGAAGGTTAACCCTTCTTTTTCTTTTTAGCCTTCTCCTTCTTGTTATGCTCGTAGGCTCTCATGTTCATCTCTAACAAGATCTCATTAATCACCCTAAACATTAGACTTCACCTGGTCATATTCTTTTTCCGCTGCCAAAAAGGCCTCCACGATCTCCTGATTTAGATCATCAGGATCCCAAAAGATATCATCATATAGACCAACCTGGACATACTTCTCATAGTATTCTTCTCCAACCGGTCTGATCTCATACCAATTATTACTATATACTTCTAGATCCTCATGCTCATCGGCATGAACATAATCTGCATCAGTTTTGATCTCTGTGATCTCACTTAGACAGTAATATATAGCCCCTTGGTAACCGATCTTTACTTCTCCATAGGGAGAGATCTCCCATTGTCTACCCTGGTACTCTACGACCTTGAGTGGAGTCCACTCTGTTGATCTATAGAATAAAGAGTCACGCCTGTTAGCCTCTGTTCTATCGCTAACTACTTTGTAATCGCTCATGAATCACTCCTTAATTTATTACTTCTTTTTCTTTTTACACCTCTCCAGGATCCTACCTTTTTAAATAGATTCCAACAAGAAGTGCATTTACCCTCGCCTATAAAATATGTGGAGAGATCGTTCTCATCTCCACATATCATACAACTGTAATCGATCATAATAACTTCTCCAGGTTAGGAGAGTTAGTATTGATTGCGAGAATAAAATCTGCATACTGCGCTTCATTAAGCTTTTCCTTAATGAGTCGATCAAGTATTTGAATTTCTTTACCCACTCCCATCACAGCATCTGCAATAGTAGTATCACAGTCTAACTGTCGTGCTTTGATCCTAAGAACTCTTAGGACTTCATCTCTTTCCATTTATATCCTCCTATAAATTGTCTGTCTAATTAGTTTACCGGAGATTTGCAGTAAATCAAATTTATAGTACAATATTTATATCAGACAAAGAGGAGGAAAAAATGTCAGATAAAGAAAAGATTGTCCACGAGGAGGATAATCTAAAAATTACTGCAACTCGTGATCCGGAGTTGACTGCACACTATAACACAGGATACTGTTCTATAGCGTGGCAACAACTTAAAGGGAGAACTATAAAAGACATTTATTATGAAAATGTTTATTTTAAGCGAGATGATAAGTGGGACTTAGATAACACTAGTGTTGTGATCTCACTTGAGTCAGTAGATTACTCTCCGATTGAAACACTAATTGTTCAATCTGATCCGGAGGGAAATCCTGGAGGATACCTTGCACAGATGACTTCTGAGGGATCTTACAGAAATAAAACTGAGGGAGATCGACACCTTAAAAATTTAGGTATGGATCCAAAAGAATACGCTATGTAGTTCTCGATCAGAATTAAAAAGAGGAGGCTTTGGCCTCCTTTTTTTTGTCCAGATCTGGATTGAAAATTTGCAGTAATGAATTAAAGAAAAAAAGAGATTGAAAATTTCACTTAATCAAATAAAAAAAAAGATGGGATCCGGAGATCCCACCCTTTTCACATAGACACAGAGGATTACATCTCTTGCATCTCGTTACCTTTATTTACTATGATTTTTTCTCCCATTGGTCGATCATGGTGGGACACCAAGATCTCGAATTGATCCGGTAGTCCGGACATTGTTAATTGAGAAGTTATATCTGTATTATATGGAAAAATAAGATTCCTTAAATTTTCAGCATTAACTTCTTGTAGTGGATCCTTTAGTCCTCGAACTGAATTATCCCAACCACCTAACCATGCCGGTATAAACATTGTCTCCCAACCATTCTCCTGGAGACTCCTGGAGATCCATTCAATTGTCTCTAAAATGATTTCCCATTCAAAAACAGAACAGTTCTCGCAGTAGTCCTCGATCTCAAGACATGCACTACATTCGATCTCATCTTTATATTCATGAAAATTAAAATCATGATTTGATAAATTGATCGGAACATCTTTTAAATGTATCATTGCCCCTCCCAATAAAAGTAGTCTGCGATTTCCGGTGATTCTATCTTTTCACCTATTGTCGAATGTTCTGGATACCTACGCAAGTCCTTCATTATGTCGTATGATTCATCAACGAATCTCTCTACTGCATATTCTCTTAACTCATCTTTAGTCATTCCTCTAGCAGGAATACTAAAAACAAAATCAACAAAATGGAACTTCTCTCCTTTTCTAGGTTTCATATCATCTAAAATATCACTCATAATTCCTCCTTTAACCAAGCACCCTCATCACTATTCATATATTCCTCCTTATCAATAGTCATTTTGCAATATAAACATTCCAATGCAGTCCATTGGAAATGTCCTACTTCTAACATTTTTAAACAATATGGACAATTAAATATCATTTTTCCTCCTCAGAAATAATTTCTACCCATATATTGTTTCTAGCGCAGATTTCTAATAAGTCATCTATGACATTGTATTCATAGTTCAAGTTGGAGGTTTTTGTATTAATAACCTCCAACACTTCTCCATTTTCTCTAATCGCCATAAGTATCTCCATGAACTTCAATAGATATATCGCCACTAAAGTTTAAGAACAGTCCTAAAGGATATTTCCCCTTAGAATAATCTGTTGGATCAAAGACTCCATAAACTCCATAGTATCCATCTCCATCATAAGTTCTACTAGCGAACAATAGTCCATCAGAGAGACTCCCATAAGGAGTTTCATCTAAAGTTCTCTCACAACATTTTGTGTAAAGGTTTTTTTCCTCTACTTCAAGTGTTGGATCATTTTTAGAGATGAATTCTCCCTTAGTAGTCTCATCATAATTCCATTTTCCATTACCAACAGAAAAGAAGTCCTCTCCTATATAGCATGGATCAACAATAGTAATTTGCCCACTATCAACTGCAAAATTACCTATATGTTTAACTTCATACATTTTTACCTCCAATTTGTCTTATGTATATAACCATATTAGTGCTTTACCGGAGATTTGCAAGTCCAGATCTGGAACATTGAGGATCTAAAAAAAACGAGATTGAAAATTTCCATTAATGTGCAAAAATAAAAACGATCTAACGACTCTCCAGGAAAATCAACATGAAAAGCTTTTACCAAACAAAAAAAAGAGAGGAGTCGAAACTCCTCTCTCTCTCGGTTGGTTAGTAAATTATATATGACAATCTACCACTACGCCTATGTGAGTATCCTCATACTTTTTGAGTATGTTAGATACTAGGGACTCTTGGTCTTGTTCTTGTTGTTCTCTCTCCTCATCACTCAACATGTCTAAAGATGAGATTCCAAACATACCCATTTCTCCTGCTTGTATCCAACCCTCCTCCTCAAATAAAAATGAGAATATAGGATTCTTATCTACCTGCACAGGTTTCAAGAGTTCCTCTTTTGTGTAGTATTCATCTACTATGCCTTTACCATTTTCATCAGTAATAGTTTCGCCATTGTCATCCTCAACAAATGATTTCACGATAGAATTTTCTACTACATTTTTTTCTATGAACTCCTCATAGTTATCTGTAAATGGAGAATTGAGTTTGAAATATGGAAGTGTTTGAACAAAAGGAATCTCCTCTTTATCAAACAATTCTGATAATTCTATGAGTCCAGAATTCCCCATTTCTCTCCAACGCCCTCCGACTACATACCAATCATACATGGCATTTGGATTAGTCCAATAACGCTCCCAACAGTTTCCATTTACATCCCAACTCCAATCCATTTCATCATCATTGTCGCCAAACACCTGCCATGTCCAACGCATGTGATAGGAATTGTTTAGTGAGAATTTGAACTCTTGAACTTTGTCCATGATTTTAGTTAGCTCTCTACTTTTAACTTTTAGAGAATCTCCCTTATACCAACGCTCAAGTTTTTCATATTGACTGTTTAAGTGGGACATCAAATCTCCCATTTCAGTTCTATATGGTTTCCCACTATCTTTTAATTTCTTTACTTGCAAATACATCTTTAAAAAATCACTTGCAGATGAATTTAGGTATTCTTGCTTTTCTACTTCTAGTCCCTCGTAGTAAGGCTCCATTAATTCATCCAAGTTCTTTACGATATATCGTTCTTGATATTGAAGTTTCAAATCTCCCATATCATCATCTCCAACACCAAAGAGAGGATTTTGGACTACATCCTCTCTAGGCATTACTGCTAAACAAACAAAATGACTCATTTGCCCTCCTTTATTATTCTCTCTTGGTCTATGGTTTTAAAACCACTATCAGCTTGTTCTACTGTTGTGTCTATTACTTCTGTATCGTAGAATTCATGTCCCTCGTTATTATCATCAAAGATTTCCAACGCATGTTCTTTTGAATCTGCCTCTACTAAATAGAAGTCATAAACTTTTTGAGTTATCCAGAAATTCGGCATTACGAATTCCTATCCAACTCATATTGCTCAAAGATATCCCAACCTTGTCGTTCATATCCCTCTAGCAATAACAAGATACTATTCTTGTGTTTTCTGTGGACTGTTGAGTCCTCTAATATATTTCTGAATATATAAATGATATCCTCATCCATTATTCCTCCTCCATTGTCTTAGTCGATTCGCAACACTCGGTGCAGTAAACTTCTCCTGCACCCTCAATTACAGAATCATCATTTAGATTTACCCATTGGTCTGTATAGACTTCAGAGGATTTACAATAGACACATACTTCCATTATTCCTCCTCCGATTCATAACCCATGTCTTTGTCCCACTCTTGCAATTGCTCATCACTCAATAAGTCTAAAGCAACAGTAAGTCCATTTCGTAGATACTTGTATTCAGTTGAATCAACTTGCACATCAAATCTCAAATCTCCTAACCAACTGAGTATTTCGTTTTGTATGCTTTTTGTTAATTCATCATCAGTAGGTGTTATATAATAACCCTCCTCTGATTCTGAGTTAGACAACCAATCATCCTCATGGGCATGAGTAAACCCATTTCCTAACTGATTTTTATCTACGCTTATGCGAACTACAAATGTCTTTTCATAGTTTGCCATATTTCCTCCTCGTTTGTCTGTTAAGTATATTCTAACTACTTTACAGGATATTACAATTATGAAATATGAAAATCCTGGAGTCGGCCAAAATCGAGATTGAAAATCAGCATTAATGCACAAAAAAATAAAAAAACTTACGAATTTCACAAAAACTCTTACAGTCTAATTTATATAAGCAACAAGGAGAAAAAATGCCACCGAGAGAAACTGAACATACATGCAACAATTTTCATAACTGCTACATGTGTTCTGAACTAATACTCCCAATGGAAAAACATTTTATGGTTTGGAGAATTTGGTTTGCGAGACATATGGAGTTTATTTGTGTCAGTTGTATTGGAGATGTAAAGGAGAGATCATGAGCGATAGATAAAAAAAGAGGGAGATTTAGATCTCCCTCTCTCATTTCATAGTCTCAAGATCCTGAATTAATCATCATCTCGATCAAGCAACGAGGACAACACATAATATAAATGTGTCATCATTATGCCAAACATAAATACTATGACTAAGCCCTGCCAACTTAACACTTCTCCTCCTCTTGTTCTATTATGTCAACCTTGATATCAAATCCACAGTCGCCACACCAATACTCATCTAAAAAGTCAGATCCATCTGACACGCAATCATCATTAAGATCAAACCACATAATTACTTTTTGTTGTACAAGTGTGGATCCACACTCACGACATTTATAAATTAATTGACTCATCTTTGATTCTCCCACATTGAAACAAGTTCATGTAAGTATTCAAACCGGTGATGAAAATACAAATAGACTTTACCTCTCCATGTATTACAAATCCAACAGGAGGGATCTCTCTCCTCATATTCTGTATAGATTTTGTCATCATCAACAGTAGTGATCCATGTCCCATAGATACCATGCCAACAAAAGTATGATTCAATTTTACAATGGATCGTTTCAACGATTCTGTAAATTAATTTTGGTTTGGTAATCAATTCACCCTCCTTATCATCATATTTTCTTTTACTGCATACAAGTGCATGTATGGATCAGAGTCCTGAAATTTTCTAATTACAGTAATTAGATTTGGTAGGTATTCAATGAAACCATACTCTTTTAATTCGTTATCGTATCCATATAAACCCCAACTACCATTTTCCTCTAACCAATTAGCATCAAATTCTTCTAATTGATTAACGAGATCAAATTGATTTTTTAGTTCTGTATAGTTGTAAAGAGAAAATGTATCCTCCCACTTACAGAGGAATAGCTCCTCTGTTGGTTTAAATGATCTTGTGAATTCACTCATTAATACATCTCCAAAGGATATTTCAAAGGTAGCATAATTAAGAATTCTACACCCTCCTCAAAGGTGGCATAGAATCCATACTGTGTATGTCCATTCCAATATCCAAAATAGCACTCTGTGTCTAATGTGTATTGGTCTAGTTTGTATTCAATTTCTGTATCAACTGCGTTAATCAAAACGCCTTCAATATTAAAGTGAACACAACCTCCACCGGAATAATAAATCCCCACACCTTTTTGGTCTGCGAATTTAAGGAACTTAGGATCAGCTTTTGACATATCAAAAACATCTCCTGTTAGTCTTATATTTTTTTCTTGCACAATTCCTCCTCGTGTCTTGTGTATATATTAATTGTATCACTTTACTTCAGATTTGCAAAACTTATATATGGATCAATAAGAACGAGATTGAAAATGTGCATTAATGAATTAAAAAAAAGAGAGAGATCATGATCTCCAAGTTTCGAGATCTTGGCGAAAAAAAAAATTTTACCAAACAAAAAAAAGAGGGGCATTTCTGCCCCTCCTCTTTATTAGCACACGCAGGGAGTTAAGAATTTAATTGACTCTCTCGCCAAACACCAACGCCACCGGTTAAATATTTTCTCGCAACTTCTACGCCAACGAGATTTATAAACGCAGTTTGGAACGCTCTCGGCTCAAATGTATCCTCTTTTGAAATCTGTGCCATGTCTCTTAATGTGCTTAAATGTTTTGCAGTCGTTTGACTCCAAACACTTTGGCAAATTAAAAATGTTTCGCTCAAATTGTGATACATTCCAATTACAGTATCATAACTGTAAAAAATAATTGCTCCCCCCAAAATGTCTAAATCAACAATTTGTGAGAATGTGCCTGTGCTATTTAATTTAGTTTTCAATTTATCCTCCTAGATAATTGTCTTATGTATTAATTAATTATCTCATACATTTCAAAAGTTTGCAAATGTCCGGTAATGTTTAAAATCGAGATTGAAAATTTGCGTTAATGCAACAAAAAAAAAGAAAAAATCTAAAAATCAAACTCCAGATCCTCGCTCCCACAATCCCAACAACGAGGGGAAATCTCATCAATGAGTTCCCCCCCATTAAGTTGTTCCGAGTTTGCAAAAACCCAAACTGCTTGGACAACATCTCTTGACTTGCACTTATTACAAGTCATTGTCCTCACCACATACAATTTTATAATATTTGTTATCTTGAATATGAACAAAAGGTATTGCATGGCCTTTTGAGTCATAAAGGAAGTCTAATTCGCTACCCTCAGTCCACTCCGTATATGAACAAATATCCAATTGCCATTCATACTCATAAGAATTGTCATCTAACTTGTCCCAACTAGCTTGAAACTGTTTCCAGGTTAAACCAGATCCATTGTTATTCCAATCCTCTAAAGTAGTAAAGACTTTTTTTCTGCCCCAATACTTAGAGATACAATCATCACCACAAAAGTAATATTCTCCTCCATGCATGATATAACCTCTTGACATGCCACCTTCACATGAATCACATTGTCTGTAATATACTAAAGTTGCCATTAGTCCTCCAGATCCCAACCAATTAAAAAGATTTGACTAGCAACAGAAGTTGCCCCCAAATCTGCCTCAGCTAGTATTTCATAATATTTGCGTTCATTGTCTGAACACTTACTTAAAGCTTTTTTGATGTTCTCATCATCAATATCGCTTTCCTCAAAGAGTCCCAACTCAAACCAAACAGTTGCTAAATGTTCAGCTAAGTTTAGAATCTCCCTCACGCTTAAAGACATCATTCCTCCTTGTCCGTGTGTCTTACTTTTATTATGATCTGGAATAAAATTTTTGCAACTTAAATAAAAGATTTCTGTTTGGTAAAACGATTTTAGATCCTAGAAACTTTTTATCCAGATCTGGCGTTCCAGATCTACCAAACCAAAAAAACGAGATTGAAAATTTGCACCAAAGCAAGCGATTTGGAGCGAGCTTGAGAACATGCAAGGCGAGAACTGATGAGAACTTTTGGACATAAAAAAAAGAGGGAGGATAAATCCTCCCTCTCTTGTCTTTTGTTATCTTTTCTTTTTCTTTTTAGACTGTTTATTTTTTTCGTAAGCAATCATATTTAAATCAAGAATAACTTTATTTAAAGCCGAGAACATTTTTGACTCCTTTAATTATCTTTTCTCCGAGTATCCAGGCACCCCACACATGAAGTGAAGTCCAAAGAATAAAAAGGAGAAGTGCGATTTCAAATCGCACTCCTGCCAAAAATAATTGTTCTATCTGAACTCCAAAATATGAATCTATGAAATCCATTATTTAACCTCCAAAATTTCATTAGAGTTTAATCTCTCATAATCATATTCAGAATTGACTAGAACTTTTCCTACAACTTTTCCTGCTGAGTTTCCTCTTAGGAGTTGAGAACGAATCCATATATAGTCTTTAATATCTACATTTTTGTAGACATAGACTCCACCTTGTCTAATGCTTAAATCTTTTCTCATGCTTGAGTTAAAGATAACAACGACATCACAAAGTAATCTATCAAGATTATTTCTCATGACTCCTACATTTTGAATAGTTGTAGAATCTATTCTCTCTAATACCTCAATAAAGGCAACATCATCTGTTGCTTTATAGACTTCGTTAAAAGTCTTTTTGATATTAGCTTTTACTTTTACTTTAGTTTTACCTCTTGACATTTTTTCCTCCTCTAAATGTCTTGCGTATACTAACCCCATTATATATAGACTTTACCGGATATGTGCAAGAAAAATAAAATTCCTGGAATCATAAAAAATGATTCACAATCTACATAGCTTGTGATAAATAATTCACAATGTCATGGCCTTGTGAAAAGCACAGGGGGGAGGGCAGGTAAAAAAATCGCTAGTCCAGATAACTTGATGCTAAAAATGCGCCCCTCGTGTTAATAATGGAAATCGAATGTAATGGCACATGTGCAACGATATTGCAACCTCCTTATTGACAATCTTGGATCTACTCCCTACTATTAGATCAATACTGTAAAGGTAGACCTGATTTACCTTTCAGTCACAGTTGCGAAAAAGGGATCTATGGTGGACACTTGGATCCCTTTTTTTTATGCCTCCCCTAGTACAATGGTGTTATCTTGCGACCACAGGCTAGGCTTGGGGGTTTGGCCTCCTTTACCCCAGGTCTAGCCACCTTTTCGAACACATGTTCTACCCTTTACCAGCCAATAGGACTCCCATAAGTCCTTTTTCAAAAAAAAATTTTTTTTAGCCCCAAATAGCTATGCGAACAGCGTTCTTTTAATGAAATTTGAGAGTAATGGCAGATTACACAGAAAATCCAAGTTATTTGTTATGATGTACAGTATGGATATGACAAATTATTGGAAAAGTCTCAATGAGAATCAGAACGATAGTGAGGATTCTCAGGAACAGCCGGTGGGGGAGCCGGAGGAGATCGAGGAAGAAGATCTAGTAATAGATGAAATAGATACAGAGTTTGAAGAAGTAGATCCAGGAAAAGATGATCCAGATCTGGATAGTGAAGAAGAAGTTATCGCCAACGATACAGTTCAGGAGAGTTCTGAGATTCAGGAAGTTGATGAAATGGAAGTAGAAGTTGTTGGAAATGCTCCTTTAGGTAGACCTAGTAAATTAGATGAAACCACACAAAAAAAGCTTAATACAGCTCTTCAGGTTGGATTATCACAGAAAAAAGCAGCAATTTATGCCGGAATAGGCGAAACTACCTTTTATAGGTGGCAAAAACGAGCAATTGAGATAGATGAGGAGTGTCAAGGCAATCCAGACAACATAAAAGATGTTGCAGATTTAGAATTGTGGGAGTTTTGGGAGTCTATAAAAAAAGCAAAAGTCGATGGTGAGATAAATCACCTAGGAAATATAACAAATGCAGCAAATAATGGCGTTTGGCAAGCATCTGCTTGGTTTTTAGAGCGATCTAACCCAAATGATTGGTCAAAACGAGAAAAAGATGATGAAAATGCAGGCAAAAAAGAGCCAATCGTAGTAAAAATAAAATTCGACTAGCTCTTTTTACCTTTATCTACTTAGAGTATTGATTTCTCTCTCGCTACATAACCTTGTTTTTCTGCCCAGGTGTTTACCCTGTCAAATAAATTAGTCCATGTAGAATCAGCATTAGCAAACTTACGAACTTCTTCGTGATCTGCACAACCCATGATTACTTTACCAATAAGCTCATCACCTATTTCTTCCCAACATTTAAGGGCTGTATCAAGGTCAAATATGCTTTTTTCATCAACAAAATTTCTAAATGCGCTCATTAATGGATATATAGCTCCATTATTTAACACAAATTTAGGATATGCACCACCAAATTCCTGATATTGGAATTGATTAGTTAGTGGAGTTTTACCCTTATTTTTAGTCAAAGCAAGAGGTTTTTCACCACCATCAACCTGCTTTTTAACTTTAGATATTTTCTCGATTGTAGAATCAACAGATGCCTGAATCTTATCCCTAAATTTCAAAATATCAGGTAATGATCTGGATATCATTTGATATCTAGTTTCATTGTCAGCAAAGTCTTTTCTGATCAATTGTGCATTACCATACGCCATTTTTGGAATTGAAGGATTTAATTTATCAAAATCCTTATCGTTTGGCATCATAGCTTTTAGGATCTGAATAATTCCTAAAATAGTCTGAACACCTCCATCGTTTTGGAAGTAAGACACCATTTCATCATGATATGGTGTATTTTGTAGGTTTTGCTTGATAAAATCAAACTTACCTGCCATATTCATGTGAGAATCTTCATTCACCTCTACATTGTTATTTAATCCGAAAACAATATCAAGTTTGGCCTGTTTGGTCAAACCTGTATAAATTGTTACAGGGACTCTTTTACTAGGAGCCAATGTACCTTCTTCACTAGCCTCTTTGATTGCTGCCATGAGGTGTCCCCCATTTGCACAACCTTCCAATTTGGATTCTGTATCAGACATTTGGACTGTCATCTTACTACCCTCAACATTCACATCATTAGCAAATAGATATATACCATTTGCTGCTAAATGGAATGTGTCAGGACTAGAACTATCTTCTAGTGATTCCAGGATCGAGGGATCTAAGTTTTTCTTAGGTTTTCTCGGATTTGCGTGATATTCTATTTTTCTCTCTCTAGCGAGTGAATCGCAGAATATGTTTGCTGTGTATGTTTTGATAGAGTTATCAAAACGATCTGTGGTGGTCTTAACACCATTTTCTGTCTCCAATGAGACTGTGTAATTAGCCATGCTAATCTCCTTAAGTTACAGATGCCTTCGGCACCTTCTATACGAAACATTCGTTCCGTGTAATAAATACTAAAGGATCTGGATTTTATTACAAGCTTTAACAAGGAAAAAAATGCGACAAAAACAAAAGCCCTCCGGAGAGGGCTAGTGTTATACACAGACAATCAGAGGATGATCTGATGTGCTTACGCACAGTGAAGATCGAATCTGATCTGTATTAAATATATCATAACTTGGTTTTTAAGCAAAGAAATCTATACTGTTTATGTGATAGCAGGAAGTTTGTTCTCCGGTATCGGAGGTTTAGAGTATGGCCTACATAGATCTGGCTTAGTTGATTCGACTGCATGGATGGTCGAGATGGATGAGTTTTGTTGTTCGATTCTAGAAAAAAATTTTCCTGACACAATGATCTTAAATAAAAAAGTTGAGGATGTAAATCCAAAATATCTGCCTAAGGTAGATATACTAACGGCAGGGTTTCCTTGTCAGCCTGTATCAGTTGCAGGAGCAAGAAAAGGAGTAAATGATGAAAGATGGTTATGGGATGAAGTTTGGAGATTTATTGATGTTCTTCGACCACGATACTTCATCTTGGAAAATGTCCCAGGACTACTTACAGCAAACAAAGGGAAAGCCTTCGAAAGAGTTATCTCAGATATTTCCCAAAGCAGGCTGTATAGATTCGAGTGGCAAATTATATCAGCAAAATCAATTGGTGCGCCACACCTTAGAAAAAGATTCTTTGGAGTCGGTGAATTGGCCGACACCATCGACTCAAGACAACGAACACAAGAACTTAGAGATCAACGAAAAGGGCAGGAGAATAGCGAAGAATGGAGGAGAGGACAGATCCTTGAATCTAGCAGACAAAGTTCAAGTAGCGAATTGGGAAACTCCGAACACAATGGATCACCTTCCACCGAGGACAGGGGAGGCATTGGAGAATGTTCTGTACAGGGGGGACAAGGAGAGGAAGTCCAAGAGGAAGTCAACAGGGAACTTGAGGGAAAATCCACGATTAGGAGGCAAGAGGCTGAACTATGGATGGGTAACACGACTTATGGGTTTTCCGGATGGTTGGCTAGATTAGGCATAAGAAATGTTTGGTCGTTAACTCCTGATTCCTGGAGAACTCCAACTACCTTTGATGATAAGGGAGAGCTTGCATATAGACATGCAGCTAAGTTTTTAAAAGGTGCTACTACAAGAGCATCAGGTCAACCAATACAAGTTGCTTTAGCAGATCAAGTTGCTATGGAAGATATAAAACAAAATCCACAACTTTTAGAAGTCTATGCAAATCACGACATTAAAAAAAGAGAAAAGCTACCTCCTCAAAAAGATTTTGTAGATTATTTAAGATCAGTAACATCTATAAAAGATCTAGTAAGTAAATTTGGAGATGAAATATCAAAATCTAAAATTGAACATTGGTTTAGATATGATTCCTCAGGATTCAGCTATCCAAGTATTGAGCATTGGAACATTATAAAATCAGAATTAGATCCACTTAAGTTTGATGAAGAAATGACTTTTACTGAAACTTACAATTGGGTAAACGAAAATGATTTTCCTACAGCATCAGCTAGGGATCATAAAGATACATATGGTACAGTTTTGACAGGATCTAAGACAGGTGACAGAAATACTTTACCTTTAAATATTTTTAGAAAATTAAGAGATGAAATAAAAGATTTTGCTATGTGGGAATATGGCATGCCCAGATCTATAGATGACTATCCAGATCGTGTAAATAAACTAAAAGCTCTAGGAAATGCAGTAGTTCCACAATGTGCAGAGTTAGTTGGGAGGTTGATTTTAAATTCTATCGGTAACGATAAACTTATATTTTGTGATTCTATTAAGGAAGATCATCCTCAGTAAGAGGCATAAAGATATTTTCATCATACACTAAACGATTTTGCCAATCCCATTCGCTTAATTTTTTTAGAAATGCAAAAGTTTCTTTGACAAAATATCCTAAAATAAATCCTACTAAATAATCCATAGAGCAAAATTTTACTATAAAAATTTTTTTTATATGTTTTATAAAGTTTCAAAAATGTTAAATTTTTCTTGGCGATAAAATTCAATTTTTCAGTAATTTTAGGCTTTTTCAAAGTTTTCAACATTTTTTGTCACATGTGACATTTTGTGACATTTTGTGACTGTCACGCCCTAGAGTAGAGTAGAATAGAGTAGAGTAGACTAGAATAGAATAGACTATATATAGGGAGGATGATATATGAAAATAATGGTCAGTTACGAAGTAACAGAAGACTATATTGTTGATGCAGACACAGTAGAAGATGCTCTTAAAGAAGTAAATGAAATATTTGAATTTAAGCAAAGTTCTCAGTTAGATATGTTACTGCAAGCAAATATTCGCTATAGTGTTGATATAGTAAAAAAATATGAAGTAGAGGACTGATGGAAGAACGAGATTTTGTAATCAAGTTTTATGTTACTGCTACTAGCAGTGATGAGGCTATGGATGTTTTCATAGATGGTATTCCACAAATAGAAAATAACGATTGGCAACCTGAAGTCTCTATTGTTGAAGATCCTGATTTGTTTGGGATAAAACCGGAAGGAACGATGTAATGTCAGATTTTAATTTTCCTCCAGGCACTAAAAGAGAAGATGCTATTGATGAGTTGATTAGTGATGCTGATCTAAAAGAAGTAGTTTTGAAACAATTTAACTACATGCGTATCAAAGGTATCAATTTAGTGCAGGATGCAGATGATCTTGTAAATTTATATTTAAAGATTTGCAAAGCTTTTGATGAGAAGTAATATAGTATAGTAATCGTTTATGGGGGCGAAAGCCGGCCATAGCAAGATGTTCATAGAAAATGCCTTTCGTGAACTACTGATGAAAAGCAGGTGCCAAGACACCTGCTTTTTATTTACCCTAAATCAAAATATGATGTTGTATAGTGGATAGGTCGGCTACTAAACCGACTTCCTCCCATCATCGGCTGATTCGAGAGAATCAGCCTTTTCTTTTTTAATTTTGTTTTTTTCTAATTGCAGATCTGCACGAATTTTTTTTGCGAGTCTTCTTCTCTCTTTTCTGTTTAGATCTGGAGCGTACTGCTTGTTAACTGTTTTGATTTTCATGAAAGTATTCTATACAAAAGGTTTTGAAAATTTTTGTTTTGTGATATTGTTATTAGACTATGATACGAAAAATTGACCAATCCGATTTCACAGACACAGTACTAAGAGACACAACTACAATTGTAAAGTTTGAGGCAGATTGGTGTCAACCATGCAAACAAATTACACCTGCAGTAGAAGAACTTGCAAAGGCTTGGAAAGACAAAAATTGTGAGTTTGTAGCATTAGATATAGATGCATCGCCAACTATAGCTAACCACTACAGCATACAAAGTGTTCCAACTTTTATTGCATTTAGTAAAGGATTGCCTGTCTCTGAAGTTAGATCAAATATTAACATTGGTAATATTAAGTCAAGTTTTAGTAAATTAGTCTGATATTTCTAGTAGCCTCTGCATCCCTGTTGTAAAAGCAGAGGCAGCTAGAATTTTTTTTTATTTTTTTACACATATAACACCAAGTATGTAAAAATAGATATACATTTTGGTGACTTAACTTTAGTTGCAACATTGGCCTACTTAACCAAAGGCATTAAACACTAGGTATACCTAGTTGAGTAGGACTGATAAAGTTTAGTCCGTTATTAGAAAGCAGAGATGCAAATGAATAATGATAAAAAACCAAAATACAATGTCGGAGATAAACTTGTTTATCTTCCTGCAAACGAAATGCAGAGAGGTAACCAGACTATCTTGCAAAAGAATAGTCATTGGGTAGCTCTGATGGGCAAACATGTCAATGACTATGTTTGTTTAGAAATCGCACCTAAGAGCGAAAAGTCTAAGTGGGATAGTAGAGTGAAGACTCTTAATAAGAGACATAAAGAACACTCTATGTTTTTCCAAACTAGACAGATTGATGACTTGATCTACTTCTTTGGGAAGATGGAAGAGTCAGTAGCGACTTGGGATCGTGATGGACAAGACACTTGGGAATAGTGTCAATCGAGAGAGAACTTGGGAGTGGCTGCCCAAGTTTTTTCTTTTTTTGTCACACCTAACAGGTAATATAGTAAAATAATATTATGGGAGAGAACATGATAGAAAAATTTGAAAACAGACAATTCCTGCAATTTTCTGATGATACCACTTATGAACAGTGGTTAGAAATAGGTAACAACCTAATGCAAGCAACTCAAAATATTATGTGGTGGCTTGGTGATTGGTGGAACTTTGGAGAACATAAGTATGGAGAGTTGGCTGCACAAGCTTTATCTAT